AACTGGACCATAACTACCGCCAGTTGCAACAATATCTCTAGTAACCGAGTTACCACCAGGAGTGGAAGCGTCGGTAGTAGACTGTGGGATTTCAACAGTAGAATAATCCCATTCACCAGGAGTAGCTACATTTGCACCAGCAGAAACAAATGCTGAAACTGGAAGCAAATTTAGCCCTGCACCTAATTGGTGATGCTGAGGATCAGCATATATCTTAAAATCTAAAAACCGAGGACGGATCGAATCTGCTTCAGAAGTAGCTTCTGAAATCATACGTGTCCATGCCTTCATTCCTTTCATCCATGAATTAGCCATGGTCCAAGTAGTCGGCAACTTAGCGACTTGTACTTGTCCACGTGGAGCCACAGGAACAGGTACGTCAAAACCTGGAACTTGGCTTTCTGTAGTGATTTTAATCGATGCAACTGCATTTATCAAACCTTGACGATAAAATCGTCGATTGACCAGAGAATTAATCTGATTCAAATCGATATAGTAAAATGCCGCTCCTGGAGAAGCACCAGGACCAGAACCAGCTACTGGAACAGGAGCAGGACGAAAATTGAGTTCAGTAACCGCAGGTTCTATTTTCTTAATTCCACGTTGTTTACGGGCCATGATGTATGGCTTTCAACGGTGGTTAATATATTATTCCCCCGTAGCGCCAGCGGTCAATTCTAGACCTCCCTACGAAGCTGGATCGGTTATGCATGCACAACACTTCCCATCTTCTTCGCCCTTCCACCGACAACGACAGCCTAAAAACTTGTAGGACAAGTTGTGTATCTTTTTGGCTCAAATCGTAGATTTGGTTGCATGCGGTTGGCAAAAGCAAACTTGAGCTTGTCCTGGTATTTGTTCACAACAACCAGTACGAAGGCCAGTGTCATGAGGACATCGACACCAGACATGATTGGATATTGATCCAAACATTTCCTTCGCTTTCTTTTGTCGCTGTTTCACAGCTCTTATTTGAAAATCAATTCTGCACGTACAAATCAAAAGTGATCGTTGACACTTCTTGCACGTTCTCATTCTTCTTCCTCCCCTAAAGGGTAATGTTCTGGCTCATGTGTGAGCCATTCTTCTTCAATCATCGCCAACACCCGCAATAGGTGTAGCCGCAATTAATGCATGGGGACATGCTGTCTGATATAATCAAGATTAAATCCGTATGGTCCTTCTCTTCCATACCCAAATGGTAGTTAAGGAAGTAATTAACTATACTGGATAAAATCCTGTACAGCACCGTATCCTTCGTATATTCCATATCCTGCCAGGAATACAACAGCGGCAGCGTCACCAATTGGTAACGGTCCATCTGCCATTGCTAACGTGGCAGCAGTGGTCAAAGCCCACTTGGCTCTTCGAGCTCGTCCGACTCCACGGGTTACTCGCTGCGATGAATAACCATCATTCTCTCTCGGAACTAAATAATTCAAAGCGGCAGCGCCTTGGCCTACAGCCTCATCAAACAAAATTGGTTTTCGTTTGGTAGATACACGTGGCATCTTACCATCTGGTAATTCATCATGGCCGTCTAAATGGTTTTCAACCAATCGGCCACCCACGTTAAAAAATGAGGATTGGGTCATTCTACCCACTCCTTTGAACATCGTTCACACACGTAGTGTACAACGATTGGTGGCTCTGGATCAACAACTGCAGAATGCACTTGGTTAGAGCTACAATAAGGACAATCCATTAGATCACTTCTTACGTCGTTTGTTTGTCTTTTTCTTGTTGACAGCAACAAGTTTCTTAGTCGATTTCACACCGTCAGTGTAACGGTATCGAACCAATTTACCGTCTTTCTTGAAAGTCTTACCATATTTGTAAGCCATCAGAAGCACACTCCATTGAGTTGTGCCAGGAGACGGTCACTCACACCAAGAAGGTGAAGGAGACCCATTCCGAGTAAATACTCGATACGGTTATTTTTCAAATGGTTGAGAAGGGATGCGGCAGTAACCGCCTCCTTGACTGTTTCAGCAGTAGCAATTGTTTCAGGAGCTAGTGTCATTCTTCACATCTCCTGCATAGGTGAACAGAGAAGACCTCTGTGATTGCCAGGCATCAAATTAATTTGAATCACTGGCTGCATAACATATTCTTCAGAATAGTTATTCATAGTAATTTTAATCAAACCACACGGGAATGCTCCGCCACGTAGATACGTGGTGGAACCAATAGTCGAACCTGTAATGTTCTCAAAGTCATGAACCTGCAAACCTTCAAGTTGATTTGCACCTCCAGGATACATAGTATCCACATTGACACCATCATTCTCAAATGGATATGGTGCAATGTTATTCTGAGTTTCCAAATCTGAAATAACTTCAGAAGATTGTTGAGTACCATCGTTAAACAACGCTGTCAACCAATTCTCGGGAAGATTCCCACCTGCAGAAGAAGCGTCTTCTGGCATATTTGGGTCTTCAATATTTGGCAATGCACGTGATGATGCATAGCCTTCAATAAGAGAAACTGCAAAGTTTCCACTTGCTCCAACTGGACCATAACTACCGCCAGTTGCAACAATATCTCTAGTAACCGAGTTACCACCAGGAGTGGAAGCGTCGGTAGTAGACTGTGGGATTTCAACAGTAGAATAATCCCATTCACCAGGA